CGCCCCTTGCCGTTCGGGTTCCCGGAAACCTGCCCGATGATGCGCCCGACCCGCACCGGGGTCTCGGCAATCGCGCCGGCAGCAGAGTCGATGTAGTCGTCCGGCTGGTTCTTCTGCAGCGGGTCGAAGTCGGCCATCTGCTTGGCTGCCGGACCGTCCAGCACCGACACATGCGCCCACAGGAACCCGCTGGAGAGCGGTGCCTCGAAGGCGTCCAGGATGCGCTGCTGCTTGTTCTCCTTCTCGAAGTCCTCCCGCACCGCGATGCCCAGGCGCTTGAGATGCTTGCGCGCAATGGCCGGCACGAACCCGCCCGGCCCGTTGGTCTCGATCGTGATCGACGGCACCTGCAGCGGCGCCAGCAGATCGATCAACTGCTTGACCTGCCCGCCGATCAGCGTGCGGTCGTCAGACGCCAGCACCTCCAGCTCGCCCTCCAGCGCGACCGACCGGTGCCAGTACAGCCGCCCCACGTCGTCGGTGAAGATGATGGATACGGCGCTGGCGTCGCTCTTGATCTTGCCCAGCGAGCAGTCCCAGCGGGCTTTCGCGCCCACCAGGCGCACATCGCCCAGCATCAGCATCGCCTCGCCGTTGGCGTGGCGGATGGTCGGCTCGATGTCGTAGGCAAGCATACGCTCCGGGGCCAGGCGCTGCTGGCCAACCGGCTTGCTGTGCAACTGGTACTGGCTATCCCATTCGTTGATCGTGCGGGTTTTGCGCCGGCGCTTGAGCAGCTCGGCATTGTCGAACCGCTCCGGCCACGCGCAGCCGCCGTAGCAGTCCACCAGCCCCATCGGCGGGGACGCGAACTCGATGCCGTCCTGCGTGTTGCGGTAGTCCACCCCGGGCTGCAGCAGCCGCGCCGTTTTGCCGATCCCGAAGAACACCACCTCCGGCACGAACGGCAGCCGGTAGCGGGTCTCGCGGCCTTCCTCGATGCGGTACTCGCTGGCAAACATTCGGATGGTCAGGCAGTCGGCGCCCAGCTTCTCCTGCTCGTCATAGAGGCTGTCGTGCGTGTGCGGCGTGCCGATGAACATCTGCTTTGCGCCGGGGACCATGATGTGCACCTGCTCGCCCAGCCGTGCGCGCATCTTCTCGCGCGCCTCCGGGTTCTGGATGTTCTTCGGGACTTCCACGTCATCGTTCTGGCACTCGTCGGCCCGGCTGGATGTCGTCGTGCTGGTGATGCCCTTGGCGAACATGGACGCATTGCGCGGGTCGTCCGAGCCCTCGACCCACCATTGCTCTACCGGGCCCGGCCGGTCGGGCAACATGCCGGCTGTCCATGGGTGATTTCGCAGGACGTGCTGGGTGTCGCGGCTGGTCTTGTAGGCCATCTGGTCGTCCGCACCTTGGTGCAGGATGCGGTGCGTCGGGTCGCAGTAGTAGCGCCAGGCGTTGTAGACCGCCAGCAGGGTGGACTTGCCGAAGCCCCGGAAGCATCGCAGCACGGCCAGGTCGCCGCAATGCTCCAGCCAGTGGCAGGCCTGCACATGGATGGCCGGCACCTCCCAGCGCTTGACCTCGGCCCATTCGAGGAAGAACGCCAGCAGCGTGGCCTTATTTTTTGCCGGTGACGCGCTCATCGAATGCAGCCTTCTTGGCCTTCTTCATGAGTCCGTCCAGCAGCACCGCCGCCTCTTTCTCGCGCTTGGCAATCTGCCGGTCAATGTCGGCCTCTTGGGCGGCGGGCTCCAGCCCGGTCGGCGCGTGATACTCGGTCAGCGTCGAGGTCGTGCGCTCCAACAGCGCGAACGTGGCCGCCGCGTTTTTCTTGCACCAGTACCTGTCGCCCCGGTCCTCTCGGGATAGGTCGCACGCCTGTTGCCCGGCTCCCGGCCACGTATCCGGGTCGGCTTCCTCCAGCACCACATCGGCCAGCTTCTCCTGCAGCTCGCGCAAGCGTTCAATCTGATCCGGTCGCATCATTCACCCCCAATCCGTCCAAAGTCCGGCGCACGGTCCGGCGTGAGTTCGCCGGGAGCCCACCAATACCCCTGCCCCCAGTCCTTCATCGCACGCTTCTGCATGCGGCCCAGATAGCCGGGGTTCAGCGCCTCCTGGGCATTGTGCAGGAACGCATGCTCCCACGCAGCACGCGCCTGCCACAGCGACACGTAGGGCAATTGCGAGTTCGCCCAGCGCAGCGACTCGGCTGCCATATGGGTGTCCTCGCCCTTGCTGGCCTCCCATGCGTTTTTCAGCAGCAAGTCGCCGGCCAGCCCGAACGCTGCGCCGCCGCTCGGGCCGAACAGCAGCCCGCCCACGCGCTCGGCAGTCGCCGGCCGGTTCTCGGTCGGATCGGTGAACAGCAGATCGCCGGCATACCCCATGCCGCCGCCTTGCACCAGGGCCTTGCCCCAGAACTTGCCGTCCGTCATGTCGTAGGGGTCCTTGCCCGCGATCAGCGCCTTGTTCTGCAGCACCACAGCGCCCAGCATCATCAGCGAGACATTCAAACCGGCCAGCAGCATGGTTTTGTTGACGGCCTTCGCCGCATCGGTCTTTCCGCCGAAGCCGGACGGCGCGCCCTCCAGCCCCTGCGGCGTCTCCAGGATGCGTGCCCAGTGCCGCGTCAGCATGGCGGTCGGGAAGCTCTTGAACTGCATGAAGGCGCGCATGGCCTCGCCACGCACCGTGCCCGCAGGCATGCCGCCGCCCGTGACGATCGCCCGCGTGGCAAGGTCCGGATTCACCACCGCGAACTGCGCCTCGTCCTGCACGAAGCCCATCCACTTGGCCGCCACGGCCTGCGCGTCCGGGTGGCCGGTCGCCATGATGGCGTCGTGCGTCAGGTAGCCCACTCCGTTGCGATCGGTCGGCGTGGCCTGACTGATGACGGACCAGTCAGCCTCCGTGATGCCCTTCCTCTGCATCAGGAAGCGGTCCCACTCCGTCAGGTCGCCCCAGGCCTTGCCAGCCTTGCGCGCGAATCCCTGCATCATGGTGGCCGCGAACGCGCCGCGCAGTCCATCGGTCCAGGCGTTCATCAGCGAGAGCTTCATCACGCTGCCAGCCACGCGCCCGGTCAGGTTGTGCGTCATGTGGTCGCCGGTCCAGCGGTTCAGCGTGCTGGATAGCGCCTCGCCGATGATGCCGTGCGCCTGCAGAAACCGGCGCTGATCGCGTGAGAGCGCCACCCCGGCCAGGTTCTTCACCATCTCGAAGTACGGCAACTGGTTGTAGTGCAGCGTAGCCGCGATCGTCCCCAGGTCGGTTGTGCTGGACAGCACCGCGCCGCCGAGCTTGGCCGCCGTCTGGATGTTGCGCGCGTTCTGGCCGATGGCGGCAATGCTGCGGTTCTCCGGGTTGCCGGTCTTGCCGCTGACGATGGCCCAGTACGCATCCGGCGCATTTCCCTTCACCCGGTTGGCGATGGTGCCGATGCCATCCGCGCGCTGCGCGATGTCGTTCTGCAGCCGGAACTGCTGCTCCGGGTTCGGGCCGAAGTTCTCCACCAGCCCGATGTCGCGGGACATGGCGCCGATGTGCCCCATCATGGAGTCGTAGAGCGAGCCTTCGCCGAACTCGTGCATGTAGGCCATCCAGGCGTCGCCGTCAGCGAAGTGCAGCACGCGCGACTCGCTGCCGTGGTTGGCCCGCGCGCCCGTGCCCTTGAACTGCCCCGGCGCGACCTTGTTGTCGCCCTGCGTGGCAATGGTCTCGTGCGCGGCCTCCAGCAGCTTCAGCACCTCGGCATTACCCATGAGCGAACCGTCCTCGCGCACGTACTGCGTGCGATCCAGCAGCGGCAGCACCTTGGCCGCCCAGCCGGAAGCGCCGGCACGCTCCACCCGCACCGCATCATGCGCCTGCGCGATGTAGCCGTAGCCGAGCTTGCCCACGTCGCCGCCGCCCGCGTTGAACCGCTGGCGCATGCCCTCGATGGTGTCCAGCCACGCCCGCGCACCGGCCTGCGCCGCCTTGTTGCCGGTGTGGCCGTCGGCATTCTTGAACACCTCGCGCACCACGTCGGCGGTCATGGCCGGGTTGTCCAGGTCGAAGATGCGCATTCCGAGATTGCGCAGCACGCTGGTGCCATCCTTCACGGCTGCAGCGTCCATCAGGTCGGCCAGCCCGCTGATCGCCTGATTGCGCAGCGCCGCGATGTAGTCGTGCGCCTGCTCAATCACCCGCACCAGCCCCCCGGATCGGTTCACGCCCAGCGCCATCTGATCGGCGATGCGGGTCTCGGTCTCGGCGGTGCGCAGGATCTGCAACTGCCCCCGATACTCCTTCAGCGCCGCCTGTGCTTGGATGTCCTGCATCGCCGCCGTCGCCGCCTCGACCATCTGCTGATCTCGGGACATGCCCATCCACCGCTGCCGGTCCCGGCGTGCCAGCTCGCGCATCTTGGACGACAATGCGTCCTCGATGGCCTTGAGCTTGCCCTGCGACACGGGCTTGCCAGCGGCTGCGGTGACGGCAGCAACACAGTTGGGGTGCATGGCCATGGTTCAGTTCCTCAAGTTCATAGGCTTCGCGGCGATCATGCTGGCGATTGTCCCGCTGGCCGGGCTGTGCGCAACGGGATCATGGCGCGCAGCATGGCGGTACACCCGCATCTGGCTGGCCGTCGTCGGATCGCTGGCCGGCATCGGGTTCGTGCTGTTCGGCATCATGTGGGCGATCATCCCGGCTCC